CAAATAGGACCGAATTCGTCAAAGAATCTCTTCTGGAATCTTGCAAGAATAGGTTGTGATGCCTTCTTGAAAAGTCTGTAAAGCCATATCCATCCCCAAATCCAATCTCTGTCCGGTTGACCAGAAACAATTCCTCCACGAATTCTGTCAAAGAAGTTATTGGTGTCAATGTGCAAATCTTCCGTGGTGCCATTGGAGTAAAGATACTCAAAGTCAGCTTGGCTATTTCCCCTGTTGAACAGTCCGAATGTTCCTGTAAATGGCAGCGTGCTGGCTTCTGGAATAGTGAATGTCATCTTTGATGTTCCATTAACAGATACCTGAATTACGTGGCCAGTTGAATCTGATTCGTCAAAGCTTCCGTTCTGCATTCTTATAGAGATGTCTATGTCATACCAAGTGTTCTTTGACACAGCAAATGCAGCACCCTTTCCTCCGTCCGGCCCAAATCTGTGCATACCTCCTGAGGAATCTCTTACGTAGAAGTTGATTTCATTCTGCTTCTTTCTTCCGCCAAGAACAGTCAGTCTGTCTGTTCTTACTAGTTCAAGATAGTATCCCCTATTGTTCGTGCCAAGATTGAAACAGACCCCGGAAGCTCCATGCTTGTATCCAGAATCTCTGAATCTAAGCCTTGTTCCGTAATACCAGTACAGTCCACCGCCAGACAGACCTCTTTTGGCTATATTGAAGTCATATGGCAGGAAACTGTCTGTTGAACGAAGACTTAGAATTGACTGGTCGGACAACCATACAAAACCTCCGGACCATGCCTTTGGTGATGCACCTATTCTTGAAATCTGCTTTGTGTATCCATCAGCATCATTGTAGTGATATACAGCATTTGTATTCCAAAGACCTCTTACAACGCCGCCGAAATATCCACTGAAAGCATTCTTAAACGCTAAAGTTGGGCTGCTTAGATTTTCATCAATGTTTTTCTTCTCGTCAGCAGATGTGATTTCAGCGAAGGTATGCACATTGGACAGGTTGTAATACCAATATCCCTTGGTTGCATAACTCATTATCTCGCCTTCGATTTCAATGATTCCTGTATAAGGCCAAACAGCAGCCTCACTGGCAGTCATTCGAACGAATGTCTGTGTATTAGTCATTGTTTCTCTTAGTTGACTACTTCTGAGTACAACATCATCTTCTGGCTGCCAGGCAATATCCATCACTGGAGTTCTTCCATTATCATCTGATATCGCAGTCTTCGTGTATTTAATTGTGACGTTGTTGCTTTCATAGTCGGCGCTCTGAGTCAGGTCTATAATATCCGCCTTTGTAGAACCGTCTACAAGGCCGTTAAGCTGCCATGCTGTTGCTGCGCTTAAATCGTATGCCTTGTCACGAGTAAGAATCTGCAAGATGCCGAATTCATCAAAGTAAATTGCTGACTGAGTCGTTGCTGCAATACTGCTGAATATTTCCCAAAGCGTCTTCTCGCCATCTGTCCAGAAATAAGGAATGAGTGTCGAAGCATCATCGTCTGTCTTATCGTAATTGTAGTCATTGAATCCAACAAGGTCACATAGTTGCCAGACAATTCTTCCGATGGTCATCTGCTCGAATAGAATCTTGGGTGGCTTTATCTCTTGCAAGAACTTAGAAGCATCCTTTAGGTCTACTGTTGAAGTTTCTTCTCCTTGACCTTTCCAGCTATCTGAGAACATAGTGTATTCAGTAATGTATTCGTAACCACTACCACCGGCCGGAGTTGTGTCGAATCCAATAGTGTATGTGAACTTTACATTCTTATCGATAATTCCATAGAACATAGAGTCAGCATTTGTATTGTTGTATGTGCCATCTACATTGGAAAGAACAATAGATGCTGTATTTGATGAGGCATTACCCAATGGCGTTACAAATGAAGTCTCTGACATTGTGAAATCAGAAGAAGAACTCATAAGAGTGCTAGTCAAATCACGCTCAAGTCTTGCTGACAATTCAATAAGTTCTAGATAAGCTCCAAGTGTGTCGATGGAGACAATTCTTAGACGAACTCCTTTGAGTTGAATTGGGTTGTCTCTGTAGACTGTTGTACTCCAACTATTGTCAGCCTGTCGGTAAATTGCCACCTGGCCATTTGAATTTGGTGCGATATCAACAGCAACTTCTTCCCATGTCGTTCCATCAGTCGTGATATCAAAATAGTAATTGGCAGGGCTAGCGGCAGATGTTTCAAAGCATGCATATAGTTTATTTGACCAGCATTCATTTGTGTAAAGAATATATGGACTGGTTTCAATCGTGAATCCATAGAATGTAGTCATGTCTGTGCTTGCTACTGGTGAAGACCAATAGTTGTATACGTCATCTACACTGCTGGTGTAATATCTTATGTCTGTTGGAATATCTGATACAGAGCTGATAACACCCTCGATTCCCGCCCGCGCCTTTGCTATTCCGCGCTTGCTTGGGCGAAGAGGGTCAGCAATTGAATCAATTGGATAATATTCAACGTCATAGCCGTCTTCATATTCTGGCGCGACATTATCAACTTCTTCAATTCCTGCGTACCTATTCTGATTCCACTCAGCAATAAGTTGAGGCTTGGCATTAATTGCCAGCCCCTGCTTGATAAGAGTCAGAAGTTCTGCTGATGATGTTTGCATATTAAACCTGTTCCATAGAAACGCTTACTTGCCAAAAGTCGAATGTTCCACGCTTTTTGATGCTCTTACTGAAATCAGAGAACATTACAGATACAGTGTCTGTACTTCCGTCTCCGTAAGTTATTTCAAGGTCGAAGTCACCAATTGTTGATTCATAGAATGAAGATATCTCATCTGCACCCCAAAATCCATCCACTGTATATGTTGAGGAATGAGGAAGGTCGTCCCAGCTCACTGTGTAAGTATTCTTGTCTGCGACGACATACTTACGGAGAGTTCCGTCTGCCATTCTCTGCTTCTTTTCAATTCTTTCTGATGAAATGGACACTTCACTTCTGTTGTGGTCCGTGATGGCATTATTGTCCCATCTCATCAAACGAGCCTTTGCGAATGTCATACTCATTTAACGACCCTACTCCTTCCGTTTTTGCTTTCCTTCTTTTCCAAGACTCTGGTCACAACCTTCTCAAAGTCAATGTCTGTGTTAATTGAATCTGCATTGATATTGAAAGTATAATTGTTGCTTCCTCCAGAGTCAATTTTATTGATTCCCTGTTCGAGCTTTGCTGACAATGGAGCAGTAAGAACAGTCTCGTTCTTGTGAAGATTCGCAATCGTATTGTCATAGCGAACCTTTCCACCAACAGAGAGTCCTGGAACTCCAAATGTACTTGGCTTTACGTCTGCGCCATTCATCCATGTCTCAAAGTGAAGGTGAGGACCAGTTGAATTACCTGTATTACCAGAGTAACCAATGTTCTGCCCAGCCTTTACAAGCTGACCTGCTGATACTCCTCGCTTTGACATGTGAGCATAAAGAGTCTTTCTTCCGTTTCCGTGGTTAATGACAACGTAACGTCCGTATGAACGATATCCGCCATTCTGATTACCCTTTAGGTCGGCAGAAGTAACTACTTGACCGGCACTTGCGGCTCTTACTGCTGTTCCTACTGGAACACCAATGTCTGTTCCCTTTGGAACAGGGTGCTGACTCCATGTTCTTGTGACTGCTCCACTTCCAACCGGCCTCTGAATTCCTGTGCCATTAAACATCGTAGGAGTAAATACCATGCCATCAACAACCTGCGTTGCCATTGACTGCCACTTCTTATAAGCATCTGGATATGCTGAACGCTGTACTGCCTGAGCAGCCGAAGCCATAGAGAGCTTGTTTCTTCCCTTCAAAGCAAGCAAGTGGTCAAAGAACTTACGAGCCGAATAAGCAGGGTCCATGATTTCTTCAACGCTTCCCCAGCCTTGGCTAGGACGCTGCTGGAATAGACCAATAGAATCTCTGTCTCCATGGTCCAGATTTCTCAATCCAGATTCTTGCATTGCAGTCATAATGGAGATAATCAAGTCACGATTGCTTGCTCCCATAGACTTACCAACACCAATGATTTTGGAAGCGTTGGCTATCTGGTCAGAATCAAGGCTGATATTTCCATACTTACCAGCTACACCACTTACACCATAGAATGCATTGGCTTGGTTGGCTCCTGTTTGAATACCCTTCTGAATAACTGCCTGCATCGCACCGGCCATAATTGCGCCCATGATTCCAGACAGACCCATTGGTCCAGCTCCACCAACCGCAGGAATATTTCCAGAGTTAATGTTATCCATGAAATCAGAACCGAATCTGTCAACAGCCTTATTCTGCATGACGTATTCACCCTTCTTCGCACGAATAATCTCTTCGGACTGGAATAGTCCACCAGAATATCCTGTTCGACCAGTTCCGCCACTTCCAACCATTCCTCCACCGTGGTGAGAAGCGAGTTTCTTG